CCTTATAAATCAATTACTTGAGATTATATGACTTCTAAAGTAGAAAAAACTAGAGAAAAGACAGGTGGAAGGGCTAAAGGAGTACCCAACAAGGTCACTCAGGAAGCCCGTGAGGCGGTAAAAGCATTGCTTGATGCCAACCTACCTTATCTGCAAACATGGCTCTATAACACCGCAGAAGGTCTCAAAGACGATGAGACTGGAAAGTACATTGTGCTTCCTAATCCAGGCAAGGCTTGTGACATCGTACAGAATATGGTTGAGTACGCAGTTCCTAAACTCGCTAGAACAGAGATGGTGGGAGACCCCAACGCACCCATAGTCCATAAAGTGTACAAATGGAAGGACTAGAAGAAGTAGTTGAGTTTGACTACAAACCTAGGACTGTATTCAAAGACTTCCACTACAGACAGGAACGCTGGTCAATCATTGTTGCCCATAGACGGTGCGGCAAGACCGTAGCCTGTATTAATGACATCATCCGTAAAGCCCTGTTAGAAGCCAAACCTGATGGTAGATATGCTTATGTAGCACCTTACTACGCACAGGCTAAGACTATTGCATGGGACTACCTTATGCGGTTTGCAGCACCGGCACTTGTTAAAGCCAACCAGTCAGAACTATGGGTAGAACTCGATAATGGGGCACGAATTAGGTTATTTGGAGCTGATAACCCAGATGCAATGCGAGGTTTATACCTTGATGGGGTGGTTTTAGACGAGTTTGCTGATATGAAACCCTCTATATTTGGCGCTGTAATCAGGCCATTACTGTCAGACAGACAGGGTTGGGCTACCTTTATTGGTACTCCCAAGGGACACAATGCCTTTTGGGAGATATACAACAATGCGACTAAAGACCCTGATTGGTATGTTAAGACTCTAAGAGCCAGTCAAACAGGACTATTACCTGAACATGAACTTGCCGATGCTGCTAAGATGATGTCGGAAGACCAGTACTTACAGGAGTTTGAGTGCGACTTTGAGTCTGCAATTCTAGGCGCTTTTTACGGCAAAGAGATGCGTTTACTTACCGACCAAGGCAGAATTACCAAGGTAGAGCATGACCCTATGTTTAAAGTACATACCGCATGGGACTTAGGTTATTCAGACGATACCGCGATTTGGTGGTTTCAGGTGGTTCACGGGGAGATTCGCCTATTGGACTACCATTCCTCAAACGGTCAACCAGTAGCGTTTTACTGCGGAATCATAGAGTCTAGGGAACAAGAACGGATGTATGACTACGGTAGACACTACCTACCCCATGATGCAAGAGCTAAGACTTTGGCATCAAATCGGTCAATTATTGAGCAATTAAGCGATAAGCTAGAGGTCAGTAAGATGAAGATTGTCCCTAGTTTATCCTTGCAAGACGGTATACAGGCGAGTCGATTGGCACTTACTAGGGCCTGGTTTGACCATAAATGCGAGGATGGCATTGAATGTCTGCGGCAATACCAACGGGAATACGATGAGGACAAGAAGGTCTTTAGGGATAAACCACGGCATGACTGGACATCACACGGGGCCGATGCTTTTAGAATGTTGTCTATTGCATGGAAGGAAGAAGCTCGTATCGTTACCAAAGAAGAACCAATTAGGGGTGTATTTGTTGGCAATACTGATGTTTCTATCAATGACTTATGGAAAGAAAATAAGACAAAAAGTAACCAAAGGTATTAACTTTAGGTAAAATAAGACAACATTTCGCCAAAATCTTCAACATTAGGGCAACATTATGGCAAACGACCAAGCAACGGTAGACCACACATACGAGGATTGGTACAAGACAATCATGTCTTATGAGCGCCAATACAAGCGATGGGAACAAAGAGCAGACCGAATCGTTAAGAAATACAAAGATGATTCACGCTATGACCGTAACCCTAATGCTAGGTTTAATATCCTTTGGTCAAATGTTCAGACCATTCAACCGGCTATCTTTGCAAGACTACCAAGACCTGATGTAAGCCGCAGATTCCGTGATAACGACCCTATTGGCCGTGTCGCATCAATGATGTTAGAACGGGCATTGGAGTTTGAGATTGAGCATTATGGTGACTATAAGTCTGCTATGAACAATGCAGTCTTAGACCGTCTATTGGGTGGTCGTGGTGTAAGTTGGGTACGGTATGAGCCGCACTTTGCAGTTGATGAACCAGGCGAATCAGATGACGGATTCCAAGTAACTGAAGATTCAGACGAGTCTGAGACCCCAGAAGGAGAAGCAAATGAGAACCCTGAAAGAATTGAGTACGAGTGCGCTCCAGTCGATTATGTCCATTGGAAAGAGTTTGGACATTCGCCAGGTGCTAGAACATGGGAAGAAGTTACTTGCGTTTGGCGCAAAGTCTATATGTCGCGCCCTGCGCTGGTTGAGCGATTTGGTGAAGAACTTGGTTACAAGATTCCGTTAGACACCAAACCTGCAGACGATAAGAACTCCTATAAACCGACAGACGGTGTATATGAAGCAGTAATTTATGAGATTTGGGACAAAGAGACCGGCAAAGTCCTATGGATTTCCAAGTCTTTGGGGAAGATTATTGACGAGCGTGATGACCCATTGCAGCTTGAGAACTTCTTTCCTTGTCCTAAACCCCTGTATTCCACCCTCACAACAGATTCATTAGAACCAATCCCTGACTTTGTAATCTACCAAGACCAGGCTAGGGAACTCGATACTTTATGTGACCGCATTGATGGACTGATTAATGCCCTTAAAGTCCGTGGTGTATACGATGCAAGTTCTAGTGAACTGCAGCGTTTGTTCTCTGAAAATGAGAACAACACTCTGATTCCTGTAGATAACTGGATGGCTTTTGCTGAAAAACAGGGTATGAAGGGTGCGATTGACCTTGTAGACATTACCCCATTTGCACAGGCTTTAGCCCAATGTTATCAAGCAATGGAACAAGTTAAGGGTCAAATCTATGAATTGATGGGTATTGCCGATATTCAACGGGGACAGACTGACCCTAATGAAACCCTAGGCGCACAGATTATCAAGTCCAATAACGCATCTGGTCGATTAAAGACCATGCAACACGCAGTCGTGGACTTTGCTACTACCATCTTGTCGATTAAAGCGCAGATTATCTGCAACCACTTTACCGATGAAACATTGGTGCAAATCTCTGGTGCAATGCAGTTATCTGACCAAGATAAACAGCTTATCCCCCAAGCGATTGCCCTGTTAAGAGACCAAGCAAGTAAGAACTTCCGCATTGAGGTCACTTCTGACTCAATGATTTACCAAGATGAACAACAGGAAAAACAGGATAGAGTCGCTTTCCTAGCTGCAGTTGGTCAGTACTTACAGATGGCTATGCCTGCCGCACAAGCAGCTCCTGAACTTGTCCCCATGCTAGTAGAGATGCTCAAGTTCGGTGTTACTGCGTTTAAAGCCGGTAAACAGTTAGAAGGCATCATTGATGAGACCGCAGATAAACTGCGTGAAACCGCTAAACAACAGGCTCAACAGCCCCAACAACCACCTGTAGAACTGCAGAAGATTCAGATGGAACAGCAGGCAGAAATGCAGAAATTGCAGATGCAGGCACAGATTGAACAAGCCAAGATTCGTGGTCAGATGGAACTTGAGAAGGCTAAACAGGAGTACCAGGCCCAAGAAAATCAACTCAAATTCCAGTTGGAAGACCAACGCAATCGTGAAGAAAAACAGATGGAATTGCAACTTGAACAGGCTAAGATGGATTCTGAGAACAACAAAGAACTCCTACTTACCTATCTCAATAATGCTGCCAAGATTGAGACAACTCGTATATCGTCTGGTTTAGATACGGGCGAAGCGGCTTATGCAGACAATGTACAGATGGCTAATATTTTGCAAGACCAATTAGGATATTCAGACATGAAAAATCACCCACTACAGCCTGCTATAGACAATATGCAAATGAGCAATCAACAGTTAGCCCAGATGTTGACAGCGTTGATTCAGCAAATGCAACAGCCTAAACAGATTATCAGAGGCGCTGACGGCAAAATTATCGGAGTCCAATAATGGCTATTACTGTCAAACATAGTAAGGTTTCAACGATACCTGACGGAGATGATTCGTCAGTAGTTCGCCCTAGTGATTGGAACGCTGACCATACCTTAACCGGCACTATTCCTGTAGCCAATGGCGGTACAGGTGCAGCGACTCTGACTGGTTATGTAAAGGGTAACGGCACAGCAACTATGACTGCTGCCGCTACTATTCCCAATACAGACATCACGGGTTTAGGTACGGCATCGACTAAAAATGCAGGTTCAGCTAATGGAGTCGCTTCCTTAGATGCAGGCGGTAAAGTACCTGTTTCTGAACTTCCTGCCGCAGTACTAGGCGCACTTAGCTATCAAGGAACATGGGATGCCGCAACTAACACTCCTACCCTTACTTCTTCTGTTGGTACTAAGGGTTATTACTATGTGGTTAGCGTTGCTGGTAATACTAACCTTAACGGCATTACTGATTGGCTTGTGGGCGATTGGGCAGTATTTAATGGGTCTATTTGGCAAAAGGTCGACAACACCGAAACCGTAACATCCGTCAACGGTCTGACAGGCGCAGTCGTATTAACCACTACCAACATTGCTGAAGGTACAAACCTTTATTACACGGATGGTCGAGCTAGAGCAGCAATTAGCGCAGGTACAGGAATTAGCTATAACAATACGACAGGTGTAGTAACTAACGCTGCCCCTGACCAAACCGTAGCTATTGCAGGTGGTACTGGAATATCTACCAGCGGTACATACCCTAGTTTTACAGTAACCAATACCGCACCTGACCAAACCGTAGTCTTAACTGCTGGAACAGGAATTAGCACTAGCGGCACATATCCGAACTTTACTATCACCAACACTAGCCCTAGTTTGGGTGGTGATGTAGTAGGGCCTGCATCTAGTACCGACAATGCAATAGCCAGGTTTGACACCACAACAGGTAAATTACTGCAAAACAGCGTAGTTTTAGTAGACGATACAGGCGCAGTCACAGGTGTTACGACATTAGCAGCTTCTACTAGCGTTACTACCCCAATCGTTCAAGCTAGTAATTCAGGCGGTTTAGCCCTTAAAAACTCGGCTGGAACAACCCAAATTAGCATGGGTGGCGGTGGTGGTGACAATGTGTCAATCAATGTAGCTACAAATATTAATGGTGCAAACGCACAAATTGACATTAGTCCTACGGG